TGTAAGGATGTGCTATTACTTCAGCATAACGTGTTACGTGAGCTTCTGGATACTGTTCGTTATTACTAGCAAACTCTCTAAGCTTCTCAATGATGGTAGAGACTTGTAAGTTAGGTGAATAAATACCAGCTTCAGTTACACGGTTAGGAATAGCATATTTGTACCAATCAGGTAGAATGATGAATTCAGTAGACTTGAAAATATCAGGGTATACCTTCTTCCATTCTTCTTCAGGGTGTGAGCTATTAGCTAGGATGTATTTCTTGAGTGCTTCTTTGATAGCATCAATGTTGTCACCTGCTTCACCGTATATGAGTACATCCCAATAAGTCTCTACTGTTTTATCAGGGTCAAAGGGATTATGCCATGGAAACATCAATGATTTTAGAATAGTCTCTGGCTTATCGTCTTTAGCTTCTTGTATCTCTTGGATACGAATAGGTACAGTACGTGCTTTTAGGAGTGACTCTACTTTAGACTGCTGTCCGAAGAACTGGTCTATGCCTTTAATAGGAGGTACTACTGTGAGTTCAAAATCATCGTAGCCACTACGGAATGCTGAGTCTGAGAACCAAACGTATACGTGGGTCTCTTCAGCTTCACCTAGTACTCTCCAAGAGAGCCATTCTGGCATCCAGATATTAGCATCTTTAGTGATAGGTCCTGATTTGAAATCAGCAGCTTGAGTTTGGAATTGAGTAATAAGCTCATTGAGTAACTCATGAGCAAATATCTCTTTTGCTTTATTAACAGAGTGAGTATAAGTCCAGTTTACTACAGTGAGAATTTTGTCTCTGAGCTCATTAGTGAGTTCAATGTACTCATTGTCCTTACGTGTAGTAAAGGTGTGCAATACAAGACGGTCAGTATCTAAATTAGGTGTAGTAGAGTCATCCTCACGAAAGTAGATACCTCGGTCTTTAGCGTAGGTCATAGCCCAAGCTGAGAGCTCACCTATTGGGTTTACTACGTCTTTAGTGTTCAATGCTAATAGGTTATTACTAGCAAATGCTTTAATGATAATCATGTTGGTAGATTCCTTTATAAAGGGTCAATAAATTCAGCAAATCATACGAAGTCTGCATGCTCTTTAATATAAAGTAGAGTATGGTAATTTTAATATGTTTTTACAGAAACAGGAAAGGAAATGCAAACCATGATATTACTAACTGCAAAAGCAGTGACTAAGTTCGTTTGGAACTTTACTTGGGTGTTCTTCTTTGGTAAAGTAGCAGTCAAAGACGCTATGGTTACCAATCGTAAAGCTACTCTGTTGTTCTTCTGCTTTATTGGTAGTGTGTTCTACAGTGCAATGATGACTGAGTATGCAGTAAGTCATTTTAGAAAGCATCACAAACTAGTAGAGGAGATGAGAGCTTTAGGCTGTATTAAAGAGCCATCTAAAGACCCTCTGCGTAAAATTGATAAAGCAGTAGGTGCTGTAGTAGCTAGTGATGCTGCTAGTGTAGTAGTGACTGTTGGAGAAGAGAAACCTAAGGCTGCTAAGAAGAAAAATAAAGTAGCTAATGACGGAGTATCTAAGTGATAATTACTCTGATATCAACCGTTAAAGAGGTATTTTAGAAATGTCACACATTGTGTTGTATACAGATGGTGGTAGCCGTGGTAATCCTGGTGCTGCAGGTAGTGGATTACACGGCTATGAGTTTAGCTTAGAGAAGCCTAAGCAAGGTACTGGTAATGATAAATACATTCTGACACAGTCAGGGTATCTGACTGCTGAAGAAGTAGCTAATGCACACGCTATTAAGAGTTTCAAGAATAGAAAAGAGTTACTAGAGCTTATTGACAGAGAAAGTCCTTATCTACCAATAGACGTTACTGTAGAGCATTACTTTGATGCTATCTATTCATTCGGTAGACTAGCTAGTAATAATGAAGCTGAGCTACAAGCTGCTATTTGTGGTTTGAGACTAGCTATTGATAGAAAGGCTGAATCATTACTGCTGTATACTGATTCGGAGTATGTAGTAAAAGGTGTAAATGAGTATCGAGAGACTTGGATAGCTCGTGGTTTTATCAAGAGTGATGGTCAACCTATACGCAATGTAGAATTGTGGCGAGAATTGTTTAGCTTATACGCTATGCTCAATGGACAAGCTAAAGTGTCTATCCAGTGGATTAAAGGACACGAAGGTCACTTGGGTAATGAGACAGCAGACAAGCTCGCTACTATTGCTTTGAGTATAGCGGCTAGTAAAACGATTGTGACTGGTAATGATAGTTACAAATGTACTGTATCTGATGCTAAGGGTTATTGGAAAGATGATTACGACAGACCTGATTTGTTGTTTAATCGTTATATCCTGACTATGGCTAGTGAGAATACACATCGTAATGCTTATTTTACTTACAACTCTAAAGAACCTTTATTGTTCTTAGGTAAGAAGTTCAGTGATTGTGGTTTCTGCTTAGTAGAGTACAATGATGAATTTCAGCCTGAGATAGCTGAAGTAATTGAAGAGACTATTACTCGCCAAGCTGAGTCGGTAGATAAACTACCTGTAATGTTTGCAGTAGACACTAATGAGCTGATTAACAAGAAGCTTTTACGTGACTATGCTTTAGTGGGTAAAGAGTGTTTGATTGATGCAGGTGGTCCTAAGCATGAGCTTTGGACTGCTGATAGAGCTAAGGATAGAAAACAGATTACTCATCTACTACAACCGCCTCATCTATCTTACAAGGTATTAGAAGTGAGAGATGCTCTAGCTGAGTTCTTTGCAGGTTACGTAGAAGGTAATAAGGATTACGTACGTACTGATTTGACTAGTTTGTTTTACAATGAGAAGAATGAACTACTCAAAGAAGTAAAGGTAGGTACTAATAAAGTCAAAGTAGTAGCTAATTTCGATAGTACACTAGAAGCTGGTATATTAGAGACTGAAGTTATATTACTACTAGGACAAGACCTACCAGATAGAAATACGTTAAAGAGACTAGAGAAGAAAAATACTACTCTGACTCTCTTGACTAAAGCTGAAGCTGCTGGTGTCTTCAGCTATGCGGTAATGCTAGATAGTGACCAAGGACGTGTATTGTCTACTGGTTATTACTCTAGTGTCCGTATACTCTCTGCCAGCGAATTACAAAAATCTTTGACTCGAGGTAAGTAAAAAATGAAAAAATGGTTTAAGAAGGGTATTGCATTTTGTACATTACCCGTAGTGAAGTATACGTTATCCGATAGGATGAAGCGTGTGATTGTAATAGGTAGCTTGTACGGTAAAGTACGCAATAAGAAAGATATCAGCGATGCTACTATTCATCGATTGAATACAGTGTTTATGCTGATAGCTGAGAAAGAGCGTGAAAATGCCCTACTAGCTCCTGTACACATGCAGAGTCTTATTTGGGGAGGTGAAGTAGTAGAACTAGTAGAGAAAGCCCGTCAAGGTGATGAAGCTAGTTTTGCTAGTCTATTGGAGAAAGTACCGGATTGCTTACGCTACGGTAGACTGCGTACTGATTTAGAGCAATTTGTACGTGAATATACTACTATTAAACAGCCAGCTTAAGCATAAGCTGTAGACGGCATAGCCTAGGGTAGAGGATAAAACCTCTACCCTAGCTGTATGCTGCGTATCTAGATTATCTTATTTCTTCTTGAGGCTAGTAGACTTGTCTAGTGTAGCAATAGCTGCTTCTAGTCGATTCAAGAACGTAGAAGTACGATAGAATACTACAGAGTAGAATTCTAGTTCTGAAGCTATTTGGAAACTACCTTCAGACAATGAAGCTAGTACTTCAGGTGAGGTAGCATCAAAACCATTACGCTTACTAGTCTCTAATACTTTCTCTAAAAGAGATTGTACATGCTTAGACTGTTTGAGTAACTCAGTACGGTCAATTTTGTTAATAGCTTTAGTCAAGCCGTGTGCACGATTGATTACTTCATGCCAGTCTGCATTTCTGTCTAATAGCTTAGAGTACTTGAGCTTGTCATTATTGGTAGTACCAAAACAGCTACCAATCGCTTTATAACGTACTTCACGTTCATCTTGCATCTTACGCCAGCGGTTGTCATGACGAGCTGTATCATTACGCATAGAGGCGTTAGTGATAATCTTAGCTACCCATTTAGTAAACTCTTCTAGATTAGTTGCTATACCTTGTGCGTATTCAATAGCATCTTCTAAGATAGCAATATAAGTTAGATACTTAGTTTGCATACCTTCAGGTACTGGTAGCATGAGGTCAGCTAAATTGATGTAAGTGATTTGCTCTACACGTTTTAGTAAGACTGCTTCTTTGACCGTAAGAGCCATTACAGTCTCTTTAGGTTTAATGGTATTTACTAGTGCTTGAAAGCCATTGACTAATGAAGGCATAGTGGTTTTCAGTAGCTCTGATACGCCTTCTTGTGCGATATGCGGTACAGACAAGATAGCTGCTTCTTTAGCCATTTCCATGTCTTTTTTAGCATGCTCAGTCTCTTCATTAGTTGGGTCTTCTTCAGTTTCAGGTGGATTATTCTCGTCTACCATTTCAGACTGTTCTTCACCTGACTCTGTCTCATCAGGAGCTGAGTCTGATCCTAAGCTAGTAGCTTCAGCTGGTTGGTCTTTAATCTTATCTGCAGCTTGTTTCTTAGCTTCAATGATAGCTGCATCAGCCTCTTTCTCTTTCTCATTCTGAGCTACGTCTTCTTCGTATTCACGATAATATTGCATGCCTTTCTCAGAGAGTGCAATTACTTCATGCTCATCTATATCCGCTAAGCCTTGATTGATTAAGCCATTGACTTTGTCATTAGGCAAAATCTCTTTCTTAGTAGGTCCTTTTTGAAACAGGAGTAAACCATTATTGAATTCATCTCCTGATAATACTACATTTTTCATGTTTAGTCTTCTTTCTTAATTGCAATTAAAAAATAAAGGAATGGAAATATACTGCTAGCTAGACAGCATATTGACTAGAATCCAGTAGTTAGCTGGACTATAGGAAAAAATATACACAATTAGTACTTTATCTGATTGTTGCAAATAGGAGTAAAATATATCATGTTTAAACCTTTATTAGCTGCTACTGTAAAGGATTTGGATACTATTACTTATCCAGTATATGCTAGTGTCAAGTTAGACGGTGTAAGAGCTATTGCTAAGGATGGTGAGATTAGGAGTAGGAGTAATAAACCTATTGCTAATAAGCGAGTACAAGAGTTATTAAGTGCTGTCAATACTCTAGGGTTGGATGGTGAGTTGATTGTGGGCAATGCTTGTAGTGAGGATTGTTTTAGACACACTACTAGTGTAGTGACTAGTCATGATGCTGATGTAAAAGGGTTACGTTTCTTTGTCTTTGACGTAGTGAATGATAAGGATTTTAGTACTCGACTCGAGACTCTGAAACTGATTAGTACATTAAGTGACTTTAAGAAGCATTGTGTATTAGTAGAACAGGTACTACTGAATAATAAAGAAGAAGTACTGGATTTTGAACGTGTAGCTGTAGAGTCTGGCTTTGAAGGAGTCATGCTACGTAGTGTAGATGGTAAGTATAAGTACGGTAGAAGTACTGAAAAAGAAGGTATATTGCTGAAGCTCAAGAGATTTGCTGATGATGAAGCTGAGGTACTGGATAGCATCTGTAGATACGTAAATCAGAATGAAGCTTTTGTAAATGAGCTAGGACATACTGCACGTTCTACTATTAAAGATAACTTAATAGCTACTGATAGCTTAGGTGCTTTAGTCTGTCGTACTAAAGATGGTATCTTATTCAATATCGGTACTGGTTTTACTGAAGAAGAGAGAATAGAGCTTTGGAAGAATAGAGACTCTCTAGTAGGTAAGTTAGCTAAGTATAAACATTTCCCTGTGGGTGCTTTACTAGCGCCTAGATTTCCTGTGTTCTTAGGTTTTAGAAGTCCTGATGATTTAGAAAGTGAGTGATTTAAAATGGCTTTGATTAAAAGACGAGCTGATGCTTTGTTGAAACCCGCTCAAGCTGTAAAGCTGAGTATCAATGTAGGTTGTTTGTTAGATATTCCTACTGGTAAGTATTATCGTGGTATCCATGGTGAGAGTATCCTGAATGGTGGACTGGCTCATTTCACCGGTATGGCTGGTAAGCCTAATAACTTTAAGTCTACTATCATGCACTACGAAGTAGCTGTAGCTCAGTATCGTATTGCTACTAGCTTTATTAATAGCTACGATAGTGAAATGACCATGAATGAACAACGTTTGATTGATGTTGCTAATAATGTACGCAGACTACACTGGGATAGCCCTACTGATGTGGTATTAGAAGGTGAATGGAGTAAGACTGATAAGAGTGTGTATAATGGTAACAAATGGTTTGATACTGTACGTACACACTGTAAAGATAAAGTAGAGAAGAGTAATGATTGGTTAGTGAAGACACCATTTGTAGATAGAGACGGTAAATCTCTGATGAGTCTATTACCTACTTTTCAGCAATGTGATAGCCTTAGTGATTTAAGTACAGATGGTGTAGAGCGTATGCAGGATAATGCTGAGATTGGTGAGAGTGGTCAAAACACTGTAGCCATGAAACTATCACAACACAAAACACAGATGTTGATGGAATTACCTGCTCTAGCAGCTGGTAGTAATACTTACTTCTACGTAACAGCTCATGTAGGTGATGTAATTCAAATTGACCCAGGTAAGCCTGTAGCTAAAGTATTAGCTGATTTACCACAAGGTACTAAATTGAAGAACGTACCGAATAAGTTTCTGTATCAGCCTAATACTCTGTGGTATGCTAAAAATACTAAGACTCTGATTAACCAAGGTACTAAAGAGCCTGAGTTTCCACGTGATGAAAACGATGATAAACGTGGTGATACTGACTTGCGTTTAATTAGCTTGTCTAATATCCGTAATAAGGAAGGTATTACTGGGTTTGAGTTGCAGATTATTGTATCACAGACGTTAGGTGTATTACCTAGTCTTACTGAGTTTTATTACTTAAAAGAGAGTAATAGATTTGGTCTAGTAGGTAGCGTACAGAACTATGCTTTCTGTTTATTACCTGATGTAAAAATGACTCGTAAGACTGTGCGTCAGGTATTGAATACTAATCGTAGAGCACAGCGCGCTGCTAATATCTTAGCTGAGTTATGTCAAATGCAAGAGTATTGGTTTCATCTAGAGAAAGTAATGATTAAGCCTGAAGAGCTCTATGAAAAAGTAGCTATGGCTGGTTATGACTGGGATATGATTCTGTCTAAGACTCGTGGTTGGTGGGCATTAGAAGAAGACGATAGACCTATTGGTTTATTCTTGTCGACCATGGATTTGATTCACATGGCTAATGGTAATTATCATCCTTATTGGTTGGAAGAAGACAAGAAAACTATTAAGGCTGAGTATAAGCATCTAGTACCTGTATTAGGTGGTTTTTAATTCTTTTTAATAAATAGAGAAAGTGAGTAGTACTAAAATGAATGAACGTTTGATTGACTCTAATGTATTTGCTAGAGAGACTGTTAAGCCTACGCCTGTAGCACCTTATCTAATCGACTGGGTAGTAGCTGAAGCTGATAAGAAGGGGTTTAGTGGTAGTGTATTGAAAGCTACCATTGATAGCATGCCTAGATTGAGTAATGTCTTCGTAGATGAATACAGTCAGGTATACTTGATTAACTCTGCTCTTCGTCGTATTCTACAACGTAGTAATGTTAATACCATGGATGTACGCATGATGGTAGTGGATACTGAAGAAGTAGAACAATGGAAAGACTTAATTAGCCTGAAAGTATTACCTTTCATGGCACAACACTGTCAGTAAAGCATTAGACTCAGAGCTAGCCCTACCTGTAATAGGGTAGGGCTAGTCCTATGACCTATTGGGTTTTGTCTTTTGTTTTTGTAAAGAGGATAGTAGAAAATGGCTAAGAATAGAAAAGCTGCTCAGGACTTTATCTTGAAATACGTAGAGAAGTTATTACCAGGTGGACAGAATGCTAAGATGTACGAAGATTACTTTGCTAGCATGTCTGATAAAGAGTTTGACACTTGGATTAGTAGATTAGGTAGTGGCGAGGAAATACTAGCTGTAGTAGTACCACCCATATCTGATATTAAAATGGATGTAGCTAGGAATTTGAAACTAGCTAAAGAGCTAGGACATGAGTTCTTTCAGCGTGTATGGCTAGTGGCACCTGATGGTAGTAAATATCTTACACCTAAGAAACACTTGGTGTATAAACTACCTATTAGACGACAAGCTCAATTACTGATTAAGAAAATCAGTATACCTAAGGATAACAATACCATTGATTATCGTACTGGTCAGCCTACTGGTGATAGTAAGGGTGGTAAAGTATCTTACATGGAATTGCAGATGCTGTCAGCACAAGGCTTGGATAATACTGTAACAGAGCTGATTAAGTATCGAGGTGGTGACATACAGGGTTTCCGAGCTATGAATACTGTAATAGGTCGTACTGGTAGAGTATCACAGGCTGAGATAGAGCCTTATGCTGGTGGCGTAAAATCTACCCAAGTACTGAGAGCTTATTTAACAGCAGCACATTTAGAAAGTGATTTACAGCCATGACTTACATTGAAATAGTAGAAGTATTCAAAGAGGTGTGGAATAAAGAGACTGGTTTGATTAAACTGTCTGAGACTAATGCTCAGCTACTGGAGAATGTAGATGCGCTAGTGGATAGATTTAATCCATTAGCTGTAGCTACTACTAGTGGTAGCATGAGTGTATTTAGTGCTTACAATAATAGACCTGAATTAAGAGCTTTCATTGATAGGGTCTACGCTGCCTTTAGATTTAGAATAGGTAGTGAGTTATACGAGAGTGTATTAGTAGAGCTAGCTACTATTTTAGATATACTACCTAAGAATAGAGTAGCTTGTGGTATTAGTCAGGACTTATTGACTAATAGACTATCTGCTAAGGATTTCGTAGACGTATTACGTAATAATCATGCTGTAGTAGTGACCGTATTAGCTAGCTTAGCATTGGATAAGAGTAATTACATAGTAGGTGAAAGTCGATGAATACTAGTCACGTATTTGTTGATTTGGATAGTGTACTGGATACTCGTTTAGGTGTATTATTAGCTGAAGGTAAGATAGACAATCCTTACGAGTATCTGACTAGCTTTGAGTATTATACACGTAGTGATAATGCTTTGGCTGGTATGTCAGTAGAAGAGTTTGAGGAGCTGTTTAAGAATAGAGACAAGAGTGCTCTAGTAAACAGTGTAGCTACTTTGATGTGTTTACAGTTAAGTAGGTTCATTGCTGAGAGAGTATTTGTAGATGTAGAAGCTCCAGCTACGCCAGAGCGTGTGAAATTGACAGTCAATGTCTATCCTTACATATTGACTGAGGAAGAGATGAGATTGATTGAGTCTGCATTAATAGCACATACTGGTGAATTAGTAGAAGTAGAGTGTGTAAACATGCTACCTAGCTTTCTTACACCAATGTATTTAAAGAATAGATACGATTTAGTCGTAATGTACGATTATGCTAGTTGGTTAGAAACACAACAGGATAACTTTGAGAAAGTGCAGATACCAGAAATTGACTTACTGATACCTGCACTAGCATTTAGGACTATTACTGCTGAAGATGCTGAATATATTCAGTCTGAAGGTATTAGTCCTTTTGATGCATTAGAGCTAATGCATAGCGGCTTAATAGGCTTGACTGCTTGTGATGTAAAATACTGGTGTGCGGTACCTATTGATGCTAGTATACTAGCTAAAGCTACTCAACCTCCTCAGACTGCATGATTTCATCGTAGGTAATGTCACGTGGTGATACCTCTAGCATATTAGCTGTGATATTAGCACTAGCTACTACGTCATCAGGTATCACAATAGCATCATCTACTTCAGAGTAGCCTTCAGGGTCATGCTCAATGATCTCAGGATTCAGTGGTATATTACCCATGAGTCGAGCTAGAATAGCTTTGACTTCATTATCCCCTGCTAGCTGCTCTTCTTCTTTCTTCATCTTATCTTTAGCTATCACTTGTTTATCCATGGAGTCTAGAAGCTTAGTAAGAGCTTCTACAGACTCAGGGTCTGTGTCTAGGCGCATCAACATTTTGTCTGCTAGCTTACGACGTATAGCTTGTGTATAGTTAAAGACTTCAGACTCTGACATCTCAGTCAGGTCTAATACAGGTAGTTTTGGTTGTTGTGGTTCATCGAATTGAATCTCATCCATGATAGTGGTATCCTTTCTTAGTATTCGGTAGTATTAGAGTAAAAAGCTAGTAAAAATAAAAACTATATTATTTTACTGGTCTGGTACTGCTGAGTAGTTCTTTTAATAGAGTGAGTATTTAAATGTTAAAGCAGTTTTACACTAAAGTGACTAGCACTATTACGCAATGGTTTGTGGATAAAGCTCGCTCTATTAAAGAGCGGTACGAGATTAGTCAGTTCGCATATAGGCTGCGCAGACTGGGCTATGCCTGGTCTGTGCGTGTCCTAGGAGCACCTGACTTTGCTTGTTACGGGTATATACCTGATAGACAAGAGAAGATACAACGTTACATTAGTCTGTACGATAAGACGTTGTTTAGAGGGCATTGGTTCTTTAGCATAGCTGATAAACAAGAAGAGATGAATGTGAGAAGCAATAATCTATTTGAGTTTGTAGAGGCTTTGCAAGATATCAATGAGTTGTGCAGATTGGATAGGTTTCCTACTGCGGATATTTTGTTAAGGAGTAAGCATGAAGTAGAGTTCTTTAGCTATTTGAAGACTCGTGAGAGTAACGATGGTAGTGTTTGGTTTATTGATTTAGACAAGACATTAGCTATCATGGAAGCGGTTCTGTTGAATCTGATTGAGTATCGTCAGAAGTTAGTAGAAGAGAATCGTATCAAGTACCAGAGACGTATTGAATCGTTGGACTTGTTATTTGAGGAAGCTGAGTATATCCTCAGACGACTAGTCTTATACTGGTGATTAGGAAAATTGTACAACATCTAATTTTAAAGGAATTCTTAGATGCACAATTACGATGAAAGAACGGACAAGATTGGCGAGATGCTAGAGTCCGAAGACAAACAAATGAGTAGCATCCCTCCTAGAATGGAGAATGTATTATCTAGACTATTCAGACGCATCCTGATGATGGAACGCATGAATAAACTGATGTGGAATAGCTACATGCAGAGCTATGTTCGCATGGTAGAGAATAATACCAAGAAAGTCAGTGTCCATGGTAATACTACTAAGGCATTAGCTAAGACAGACTTTACCTGGAATAATTTTACACAAGCTATTCGCTTCTTACAGACTAAGAAGCTGCGTATCATTATTGAGCGTACTGATTTTCAAGGTAGAGTCACTACGGTAGAGGAGACTGTGGAGTTTAACAAACCACCAGTCTATTCTGAGGAAGATGAAAACAAAGAAACTCAGGAAGCTGAAGAAGCCAAATACCGTGGCATTGAATAACACATTTTACTTTAAGGAATAGAACATGTCTATTAAAGACGCATTGCAAAAAGCTGGTATCCAGCTCAAAGAAAAACCTAAGTCTCGTCCTGTACATAAACCTAAAGAACGTACAGTACGTACTGATAAACTGCCTAATCCATTGAATGTGGGTAAGACACATTTGAATTTGCAGACTAGTAGTGAAGACCGTCTATCACGTGTATTAAGCATGGGTTTGATTAGCTTCAATTATCCACGCTTGGGTAAGTTTTCTACATTGACACATTGGTTGTTGTTTGTGGGTTTTGGTAAAGGTCATCCTAGCTATCGTGATTTGAATAAAACTAAGATGCGCGAGCTGTTAGCTCGTCGTGTAATTGATTACGACGACCCTCAGATTAAGCAAGCTATGTTGGATGGTTATCGTGCTATTGCTAGTGAGCACAAATGGATTGAGGAAGCTCTAGTAGCTAATACTTTGCGTTTTGAATGCTATTCAGTACGTACTGTAGAAGGTGTGCAGGTACCTCACTATCATCCTGATAGCCGTACTCGTGTATGGGCTGTAGAAGAACTGGCTCGTGAATTAAAGGCTAAAGCGGCTGGTAAGCAGTACAAAGCTTTAGTAGGTGACTACTCATGGCTTGGTGAGAGCTTAGTAGAGATGATGGAAGAAGTAGTGAAGGATGCCCCTGCAGAGGAAGTAAAAGCTACTACTGAGGAGCAGTCTACTGAGAATACTCATGCTGCGAACAAGCCTTTTGTACCGCGTGTAAAAGACAAAGACTTTACTGCTGGTAGTGAAGTAGATGAAGTCGGCTTTAGCATGGAAGAATATAGTTCTGAAGAAACTGCTGAAAAATTGGCAGATGATTTAGTGAATGCGGCTATTGATAAAGTAACTGCTGCTGTAGCTGAGGTACTGACTGAACCTGTAGTAGAAACTACAGAGTCTGTAGTATCCAACGATACAGTGGCGTCTAACGACGCTGGGACGCCTAGCGACGTAATAGACCCTGCTGATATTGAAGTAGATGACTTCTTCCATGAAGATGGTACCCCAATTAAAGCTGCTGACTTTTTCCCAGAATCTGGTAATAGCTCCCCTGAGTCTGAGGCACCTACTACTTTGTAACACTAATCTTAAGTTTGTTAAACAATATTGGACACATCCTTAGTGGTGTGTCCTCTTTTAATCTAAAGGAAATTTGAAATGACACGTACTATTTATTGCATCATGATGATGCTTGTGATGATTTTAAAAGTAGCTCATGCTGCACCCTCTAACTACACTCCTGTGGTGACTCGAGCACAAGCTACAGCCCGTCCTGCTATTACTGTAGGAGCTCGTCAAGGCGTACTAAAAGAAGTATTGACCCACGTATACGAAGAAGCTCACAATGGGCACAATACAGCTATCTTTATCCTGAACAACAAACAACATGACTATGTGCTGTATGCTGACATTGCTCAGGAGCTACGTAATCGAGGTATGAAAGTAGAATGGAATGATAAGCCTGGTAACTATTACGGTCATCATTACGACTATTCTTTCACTGTAACCAACATCATGTGATATAACAGAGGAGTAGCATTTAGCTACTCCTCTCAATATGCCGGACTCGTAGAGTCCAGGCACTACGAGTATCGCTAGCCGATACGAGTAATGCCGTCTACTTAGGTTGGTATGATTTTATTTTTTTTTTTGAGGTAAATGAGAAATGCCTAAAGTTAAGAAACCTAATCCGACCCCTGTTAGTAAAGCTAATAAAGGTAGTAAAGGTAATAATGCTAGTAAGCCTACTAATACTAGTGTCAATAGAGATACCCCTAACTTCTTTGTACAGCGTGGTGATGGTAAACCTATTGTAGTAGACCAGTACAAAGATATTAAAGGTGCTAAGGTACTCAACAATAATGAGACTGATAAAGCTACTACCTTTAATACTGACTTAGGTAAAGCATTGACTAAGGGTAATGACTTATTAAAGAAAGTACAAAAAGTAGTAGGTGTAGCTGCTAAAGTGAAATCTGCTTTTAAAGGTGGTGGTAATGTACTAGATAAGTTAGCTGGTGTCAGTGGTCTGAGTAAGGACTTATTGAGTGGTTTTGGGGTACAACCTGGTAGTCCTTTGTACACTGTCGTGACTAATGGCGAAAATATCGTAGTCAAAGGAGCACAGGCTGCTAATAGGGTGCGCAGCACGGACTGGCACAATGCTGACTCTATTGCTAAGCTAATTAATCACTTCAGTGGTAATAATGAGCTATTTAAGATAAAGGACTTAGGAGCACAAGCTGGTTTTGTAGCTAGTGTAGTGAATGAAGCTACTAAGAATGGTTTTCCTAATAGCTTTGCTGAGGTGACTAAGCTATTAGAGAATGATGTAGTAAGACGTGCTGTAAACGATATACTGCCTGTGTCTATTAGCATGAGTGACTTGAAGAATATCAAGAGTATCGTAGATACCATGGGTAGCGCTGAGATGAAGAGTCTATTTCCTGGACTAGTAGAAGAAGTCAATAAGAACTGGAATAAGCAATGGCTAAGTGATGATGCTAGTAAGGATAGTGATGATAAATACTACTCTGATATTAAGAGTACTTATAAAGCTTACGATGAGAAGTGGTATTTGACTGATAGAAAGAATGAAGAGATATTGAGTGTAGAGAAGCTATTAGGAGCTAGTGAAAGTTTTACTGAGACATTTACTAATGGTTTGAGTAATGATAGTACTGCTACTAAAGATGAGAAGCTACTATTGTTAGCTAAGCACTTTAGTCCTACTACTGTATTAGCTGATTTACAGAAGAGATTCCCTAAGACTGTAATTAAGACTAATACTTTCAATGTAGATACACAAGGTAGTGTGTTTGGATAATACTACGCAGCCATAGCCCTAGGAGAGCCTATAAAGCTCTCCTAGGGTATATGCTGTATTCATCGTAGGGTAGTATAGCTATAGGCTATAAATACTCTCTAGCAAGCTCCTAGAGCCTTTATTAACGTGTTTTCTCGGCGGCACGATAAAACATTCTAAACGTATTAAATAAGCCAGTATCAGCTACTGCTGATACAGTGCTAGGCACAGAGTAATGTGTACGCCAGTTAGACATGGCAATAGACAACCTCTTCGTGAATTTAGGAAATGAATAGATAGAATCATGCAGTGATATTGAAGCTAGTGTAGACATGTAATCACTGAATGCTGTATCGTCAGAGAAGAAGCCGTTACCATCATCACCTGAGATACCAGCTGCTAATGAATTTACAGCACCTACTGATTTAGCTACACCGTCTGCTACTTCTTGTTGTCCTTGTTCACCTGAGCCTAAAAGACTACCTAAGAAGGTAGCTGCTACACTAGTAGTAGTACCAGGTGTAGGAGCTGCTGTAATAGGCATGTGCATAGCTGTAGTCAAATCCATGATGGATAATGATACCTCAATACCATTATACATTCTAGACTGAGAGAATGGGGTAGAAGCTGTGCCACGAGTAATCGTGATAGAATCTACCATGCCATAGCGTACCATACCACGCCCTTTATCGAATACCTGTAACATGAATGGTGCATTGTAAGACTGAGGACCAGTAGACTGTGGCATACCCATTGCCATCAACATGCAAAGAGGTACAATCTCATGTATCATCTTAGAAAGCATGTTGTTGTAAGGTGTATTAAGCTTAATAGTGTACTGTAGTCTAGGCATAGAGGCTGAGCTAGCTTCCCAGTGTTGTGGTACGTCTGAGTAGCTAGTACCTAGGATAGCTGTAATGCCACCTAAACCAGTAGAGTCAGCTAAACCACCTAAGAAGTTCTTGAGTGGTTCTAGGGCAGCTCCTACTGTATTAGTAATAGAGTTGGCTACATTACCGCCTGCCCAGCCTTGTATCTTAGAGCGCACTGCACTAGTGTGCTGGTCAATTACATTCTTAATCTCTGTTTCAGCCGCTGAGTTAGAGAAGGATTCTGATATACTACCACCTTCTTCTACACGGAATGACACCCAAGCAGCACCATCTTGCATCTCTGCTTTAAAGTAATCATCAATACCAGGTTCAGCTACTAGATTATCACGTACGTCTACACCTGACTCTGCTAGAGACTCAGTAAAGAAACCAAACACACCTTTATCCTGCCAAGCATTCAGTATCTTCTGCCAGCCTAATGGTTTAGGTGGTTCAAAGTTGTCTGAATAAGCATTGACTACAGCGTCAGCTAGATTACCTTTTCCAAAGATATTGTCCAGTCGTTTTGAGATGTAGTTGTGGTGTGCTGTAGCTAAACGTTGTGCTTTAGTAGCTAATGCGTATACATTAATCATACCGCCTTCATCAAAGATGTCAGGTAAGATACGATGTAAGTTAGCACCAGCTGCACGTGATTCGTTGTTGTAAAACTCATTTTCCATAGCCTCTTTAGGAGAAGCTAAATTCTCTACTGTACCATGTAGTGAGTTGAAACCCATGTAGGTAGCTACTTGGTTTACCATAGTCTGTACACAAGCCCAATATACTGGCATAGTAGGTTTCAGAAAGGCATACTTAGTAGAAGGATTGCCTGAAGCAAACTTAGCTAGCTTAGCTATCCAAATAACTGCTGTAATAGGCCAAGCAGCTACAGCTACCACCATACCTGCGAGTTTACCTAATGAATAAAAGAAACCAGGTGAGCGTCCAGTACGAGCTACGTAAGCTGCTCTGTAAGAGTAGAAACTAGAGAGGTAACTAAAGATAGAGTTGAAAGCTGTTTTACCCATGCGAAAGTGTACGACATGAGCATTGTCGTCTATTACTTCAGAGTAGTATCTACCCATTGTAGTGCCGTAGTTTACAGTACCGTAAAGACCTGACTCTCTTAATAGTGGTGCGCCATTACGGCGAATAGACTTAGGTTTAATATCAGCTAGACGTGTAAACTGTGGTGGTGGGTTAATACAGACTGCGGCGCCAGGTGAAGTATCGTAGAACTTAGCACTAGCCGTAGTAAGGAAACGATTCCTGGCGTCTATGGCTTGTAGTTTATCGGCTGGTAGTAAGAAGCTACGTCTTACCCAGCTAGAATCCATGGCTACTGGATAAACCATTATAACACCTCTTTTGTAAAAATTATTAAAAACATAGAAATCCGGCCAGACATAGTCTCGCTGGACGAAGCTTTGATGAGTCCGGCAGTACAGAGTACCTACAAGAGGTACTCTGTAGACGCCGCATGAGTCTTGTACGAATGCGGCATAAGCCCAGGGGTAGTACTAGACCACCCCTGGAGCATATACCGTTTTCGTTCGCATTTAACCTAACATAAGGAGTAAACCATGACTAATCCCTTAACCGCTTTAGAATGTCGTGGTAATAATTGTGTTACCAATTACCATATTATTCCTAGGTTACTTTCTACTACTATTACTTGATAACAGACTAGCTGCTATTTGATAGCAGTTTTAGCTACACGTAGTGAATTACCACTAGGTTGTAGTGGAGCTGCTACTGTCGATTTGTAGATGTCTTTCAAAGTAGGCTTGGAGTCTGCTTCTTTACGTATATCATCTACATTAGGCATCACTGTAGCATTATTCATGCTAGTAATCTTACCTAATTTCTCTTTCAGAGTACTACTAATCTCTGTCAATAGCTGAGTGTGTGTCTCTAGCTCTTTCAAGCTACGATACGCTACTGAGCGTTCATTCTCTTTTTCCATTTCAGCTGAGGTTTTCTCACCTGTTATAGCTCTTTGGATGTTCTGATAACTATCAAAAGCACTAGTACCTTGGAAGTCATTGATACTACCTGATGATACTGTATTACCTTTACGTACAGCAGCCCAAGCATCAGTCTGTGTACTAGTACCAGCTGATAAGCTAGGTAAGCTATTAGTAGAGCCGGTACCACCGTTAGGTGTAACTGTAGCTCCTTTTTCAGCGTCTACACCAGTACCCATGGTATCACTATTACCCATCTCTATTTTACCATTGATGAGTGTAGCATCACGCCATGTTGAATGCGGGCTAGTACGGTAAATAGCACGTACGAAAGCGCTACGCTGAATAAAGTCTGATACCCAGTTTTGACCATCCCAAATACAGATGTGCCCGTATTTGGCACCAGCACTAGGTACAGCTTCCCAAACTTTAACATCACCTACCATTTGCTTAGCATTGTTAGGTATCTGTTTGAAACCAGCTGCTGAGATAGGTCCAGGAGCTAGTGTAGCTGCATTACCACGAGACATTTTGTAACCTGCAGCTTGTAATGCATTTACCACATAACGAGCACAGAGTCCTTGTGATTTAGGATGTGCTTTAGAACGTGCATAACGTGCTGCTTTTACAGCTCTGTGATTAGGCGGAGGAGAACCTGCTGGTAAGCTATTAGAGCTACTAGCTCCAGCGTCTCTACCTGAGTCGGGACCTACTTCATCTGTACCTGTACCAGCTTGTCCTTTATAACCAGAGTACTGATTAGCTTGTGCTAGATAAGGATTACCAGAGGGTATACTACCAGAGGCTGTATTACTAGATGGTACATTGTTAATAAGTCCTCTTTTAGCTACAGAAGGTTGGCCTAAGATTTGTCTAGACTTTTTGTAACCAGCATAATCTGCTGACATCTTAGCCGCTACATCATCGTACTGTTTGAGGGCAGCTTTCTTCTGCTCAGCTGTAAGGTTTTTATTCTCCATTACAGCTTTACGAGATTGAGCTATACCCATCATTTTCTTGTTATACTCAGCATCAGCATCAAAGCCAGGTGCTGTAGTTGTATTCTTAGCACCAGGAGTCTGTCCTCCAGCTCCTACTGTATTAGGACCTGAGCCAATAGGTATATCTACCTTAAATGCTTTATGCTGTCTTACCATGGCTTGATAGAGCCAGGTTCTAATTTCAGCTGCAGTACGAGGTTGCCCATTTGGTTTGTAGAAGATAGTCCTATTACCTGGAGCTTCTTTTGGGAAAGCTGGCGCAGCTGGAGCATTCTGATCCATCTTGAGCATTTTTCTAGCGCCACCAAAACCTAAGAAGTGAGCTAGATAAGCATCAGCTGGAGTAGTAGCGCCAAGACCCTTCAGACTCTCTAGATTATCCTTAATAAACTGTGCACCTAGAAGCGCATTGGCTGCACCATTAGTAGGTGGTGTATTTGCAGGTATCTTGTATTTATTGGCATACTTCTGCATCACACCACGCCAAGTAGGTGCTGTAAACTGGAATAGACCTGTAGCTGTCTGTCCTGCGCCTTTAGCTCTAGCATTAGGGTCTAATCCAGATTCTTGAGCCGCCATACCGCCCATCATGCCTGGGTCTACACCTACAATTTTGGCTGCTGCTAGAATAGTCTCTCTGTTAGCAGCCCAACCTACGCCTTTAGACTGAGGTACATTTTCAATAGTGCCGCCACTACCAGGGTAAATGAGATTACCACCTCCGCTAGGAGTAAGGTCTACTAATGGGCTAGCTCCTGCATTGTCGTATACTGGCCCGCCACCAAAGAAGTTAGATACACTATTGGCGGCATTACCCATCCAGTTACCGGCACTCTTAGCAGTATCTTTTAAGAAACCACCTACATTGTTAGCTGTCTCTTTTAAGCCATCAAAGAAACCAGTACGTTGTTGAGCCTGAGTAGCTTTAGCTTGATTAGCTGCAGCTTGCTGTGCTCTATTACGATTGGTCTTGTCTAGCTCAGGTCTAGCTTTAGCTATCTCTTCAATAGCTTTATCAGCTGTAGGAGCTAAGAGAGCTTTGTTCTGTACATTTTTCTTGATTACTTCAAGATAGCCTTCTACTGATTTAACAGAGGTGTTGAGTTTATAATAGTCCCAGAGACCAAACTCTATTGACCATACAGCTCCTTTACCACCTACTGCAGCAATGATAGCTTGTGCTACAATTACTGCATCATCAGCACGCATGTTATCATCAGCTGCTGCTTCAATATTGAGCTTATTAGTAATCTTAACTGAAGCTGATAAGTATTCAATTAATACTGGTAAGAAACGATATTGCAGATAATCTACAAACATCTGTTTATCTTCTTCGTACTGTGTGTCAATACCAAAGAGTACTGCGTACTTATCAGCTATTTCATCCAAATCACCATTAAATGCTACATCTGAACCAGATACTATTTGCGTATATCCAATCATGGCTTTCTCTAATGAGAGTAATGCTGATACTTTACTAGAGTCTAATTCATTAAGACCATACGCGAACATGCGGATAGCTCTGAGCTCTGTGATTTTAGATACGTCTACTTGTTGTACTGTACCTGTACTAGTAATAGTAGTGACATTACCACTATTAGCCATCTTAGTACTTACAGCAGCTGTGGCAGTAGTAGCTGGTACCATTGGTGCACTAGCTGCTTTACTAGTGGCAGTGTCTTTAACAGACTTGTCATTAGCTAGTGCTGTGGTGGCGCTAGCAGTTGCTGCAGCTGTAGCTACTGCTGCAGTAGCAGTACCAGCTTCTGAATTACCTTCTTTAGCAGCTGCTTTTTCTAATTCAGGTACTAAGTCATTATAAGCTTGCTCTACATTGTCTTTACCTAAGAGTTGAGTATACTCTTCGATAGGTGAATCTGAGAAGTTATAAGGACCATCCTGGAATCTAGCTGCTTTAATCCATTGTAGTTTCTGTTTAGCTGTCAGTTTATCTTCTACTTCAGTAAACTTCTCTTTAGAGTTGAGTTTATTAACAGCTTTACGGTGTTGTAAATAGACTGGTGAGAAACGCTCTGCAAACCAAGTCAAAGCTTTTTGAGCAGCTTCTTTATTCTCCATGTCTACGTCAAGTGCATCGAAGAATTTCTTGACTTCAATCTTATCATCTAGTACAGCATTACCGTCTGGCATAAAGGTTACTTTATCATCAAACAGAGCTTCTAAGTCAGACATCTTTTGTGCTGCTTTCTTATCGTCGTATTTGAAACCGTACTGTGCCATGCGGTACTTACCTACTGGACCTAGATTCTTTCTAGAAGAGAAGAACTTGTAGATACCATAACCAGCCGCAGCAATAGCACCTGCTGCTAAGATACCCCAGCCTATTGGGTTAGTCAGTAAGAATGTACCTGCTGCCATCAAACCACTAGAGAGTGCTGTACCAGCAGTAGCTAGAGCAGAACCTACAGCTGGAGCTGCTGAAGAGATTAAAGGCATAGCGAAACGTGCTGCTGAAATAAGTGTAGTAGCATTACCTGCCATGTCTAGCATAGTGCCTATAGTCTCGTGACCAGTAGCATTAGCCGCACCAGCTAGCATGGATAAGCCCATGCCTACACCTACACCTTTAGTTAAACCACCTAGACCTAAACCTCCACCAGGTATACGTGGCATTCTGAATCCACCACCCATGCTAGGTAATCTAGGCAACCTACCACGTAAACCGCGTCCCATGTTACGCATGCCGTTTCTTACACGTCTAGCACCTGCGCGTGCTCTAGTACGCATTCTACCCATTCTACCACGTCTACTACTTCTACCACCTCTACCACGACGCTCTTCTCTAGAATCACGCCAGTCGTCGTATCTGTCTTTAGCTCTCTCTAACCAGCCTTTTTCATCGCTGTCTTCTTCATCTTCATCATCACCACCTAAGTTAAAACCTAGTTTCTTAGCCATGGCTTTAGCAAACTTAGATAGTTTCTTAGGTTTACCATCACCTATACCTGCTTTAGCACGAGCTTCAGCTTCTAGCTTCTCTTTAATCTCTTGCTCTTTTTTCTTAAGAGCTGATAATCTATTCTTAGAGCTAATACCCTGTCCATTACCTTCACCAGGTAGTCTCCAGTCTAACAGTTTGTAGATAGCATCAAGCTTATCTACTAGCTTATTAGAATTAGCAAAGATGATACCACCATCACCAAAGAACTGAGCAAAGAAGTTTTTCACTCCTCCGAATAATGAGGAAGCTCCATCTTTAATCATTCTACCTAAACCAGTAGCTGTCTTAGTGATAAACTTACCAGCTTTCACGGCTAAGCCTATTGGCTTACCTAACCAAGAGAGTGCTTTATCAATGATGCTTCGATTAAGTGGTTTGTTATTAGCATCTACTAAGCCAGCTTTCATGTCCTCTATTGAAAGTACAATATTGCCATCTTTATCTACTACTTCACCATCAATCTCGTTGAATGCGTTAATTACTTCACCCGTTTTCTTAGAGTAGTAATAACCTTTCTTCATCAGCATAGCTAAGATACGAGGGCCTTCATCTATTTTGTCTTTGACATAAACGTCTATTGGGCGATTGATAAAGGACTTAGCTGTAGAGACAGCTGTCTTGGTAGCCCAATTGATGGTAGAGGTGATTTGTCGTTGAATAGCTGAACCTGTATCAAATACTTTACCTATACCTGCTTTAGTCCAGTCTACTAGCTTAGTAATACCTTTTAATAGTGTAGCTTTACCTACTTCGTAGTTGTAGGCAAATGCTTTAGATAGTTCCTCAGTAGTGAGTACTTGCTGTAAATTACCATCTTCATCTTTAGTGTATACACCACCAGTGGTAATCTGAGACCAGCTAGTTAATTGATTACCTTTCTCATCGTAGTAGTTGCCTATTCTGAGCATAGCTGCTGTCAGACGTGGTTTTACTTCACCTTCTACAAAGATGTCAAACTTGTCTGACATTTTGTCTTTAAGTGAAAGCATAGAGCCTTTAGCAGTACCTGCTGCTTTAGTAATAGCATCCCAGCCTTTACTGAAAGCTCTAGTGATTTTGCGTTTAGTCTTCAAGTAAGAGAGCTTAGTCTTTTTGTAAAGACCATTAGCTAACTTAAACGGCATAGCTGCTATATCACCTATTACACTACCGAATGAACGTAAATACCAAGGGATATCTTGTTCTTTATCACCTGAGACTATACCTGAGACAGGTATACCTTTCTCTAGGATGTCTACGATTTTACCTGCTTTCTCTAACATGACTTCTTGGTAGGTCTGTGTATCTACACCACCACGTACTGTACCTGCATTATTAGAGTAAGCATATTTACCATTAGGCATTTGAATAGCATTTAAACTAGAGTAGCCGCCATTTCTTAATAGCTCTACATTTTGTACACCACCCATGCGTTTAATGTCGTCTTGTGACCAAACGATTTCACCAGCATGTACTTTGTAGTCAGCTTCTTGCCATTTACTACCTTTACCAGTATAACTACGTTTAGCTCTACCACCGTTAGCGTAATAACCTACTACTCCACCATTAGCATTAGAGCCTGAGCCTCTAGCTTGATATACACCTTTATCGTCAAACCTATCTTCTAAGCCGTACTTATCTAAGTAATCAGCATAAGCTGGGTCAGAGTGCTTAATAGAAGCTTTCTTGAGTTCTCCTAGAAGACGACGCATATCAGCTGACCTATTACCATTCCAGTCTAGATTTTCACCATCTGGAAATAAAGCATCTAGTTTCTCTAAGATACGAGCTGTAGCTTCATGGTACTGTTTATTAGGATTAATCAGACTACCATCTACATCACGTGTATAACGGTTAGAGAAACCTTTAGT